GTCAATCTCATCATCACGTCATATTTTCTCCCTTTCAAACCATAGCGGGGTACATCTGGATTCTTCTATTCCAGAAACCACCCAGTAATCTTGCTGGGTTGAGGTTAAGATCTAAAACCTCAGGTACCTCCTTTTTCCCACTACCACTCTCTCTCTTCCATCTCGCACATCTTGCCCTAACCGTCCTTAAGAACTTCTTGGCGGTTAACAACGTTTCATGACTCTGCTGTGTTACTTTAACGGCAGAGTTTAATTCATCAGTTGAAACGTTAGGTGGGAGGTTTGCAAAACCTCTCATATAAGACCCACTGAACGGCGATTCTCGCTGTCCAAACATTTCCATGTGCCTGTCAATTTCACTCTCCTGAATGAATTCAGGTTTAATTCCCAAAGTTTTACATACTCCAGCAATTTCTGCTGTAGCACATGCCATCAAATGGGAATGAGTGAGGCCGATGTGGTTAGCCTGAACAAGGGCATAAGCCTCGTCCGGTTTTTCATGGGCACCTTGGACTACAGATGAGTCGATGTTACTGTATCTGTGGTGGGTCGGGGGTAAAAGACCTAAACCCCCAAGGGCGCGAGGAAGGTAGTTACAGATCGATGTATTACTTAGGCGCGGGAACTCTTTCCCAAAATACAACATGCGCCCGATCTGTTTACTACAGAAGACAGAGTTTGCCTTCGTTACCATTTCATCATCATTGCCGTGATAATCTCCCTTCAGTTGTTCTCGGAAGATATTCTGGCGTGCGGGTACGGTGATAAACCACTTCTTATAGTCTTCGAGTCGTGCACCTTTGGATTCTTTAAAGTCCAAAGTGGATCGCTCGATTTTGTAGGCAGTCAAAAAGTTTCTATCATTGACCGGTATGTTAGACTTACTCAATTTTTCCAGAACCAGTTTCCCAATTCTATCTTTTTTGATGTTTGTTAAGTCATTTCCTACACCTATATAATCACCGTAAAACTTCTCCCCCATTTCCCTAGCGGTACCCAGAGACCTTATATAGTCCTGGGGCTGCAATGTAAAACCGCCGACAGCAGATCTGTTGCCGCCATAGAGGAGCCGCATGTTGAGAATTGGTACACGCCTAACACCGCCTCGAGTGACTTTGTACATCTCAGAATTAATAACCAAAATTTTCTTTGATGTATAGTTTTTGCCGATGGAGAACTTTAATCCACAGACTTTGGTGATTTTCTTCCAAAGTTCATAATGGGCTTTGTTAATCGCCCTGAAAAGGATATCGTCGCCATTTACTAACATAGGCAACTCTCGTAAAGTCAGTTTCTTCCCGAGTACCATTTCAAAAGACAGCCTGGTGGCCGCCAAATTAATCAGGCATAAAACAGGAAAGCTTACAGGCGAACCCATAAGTTGACCCCACTGTTGTTCATATCCTTCTTATGCGAATCCTTGTCTCCC